GGAATACATTCCCGCTTCTGTAATATTCTCTAAAGTATTGATCTTTAATATTTAAGATGTTGACCTTTTTAAACCACTCATAGAAAAATTCTCTGCTTTTCTTTGTGCCTCCTTCTAGATATATATCTGTGTTTGTAAACTCAGACATGATATCTATGGCGTTTCTAAATACAGCCACATTTGAATAAGCTTTCTGACAAAGCTCTATGGTGTCTCTAACATTTATACCATCTGTTGAATAATCATAAGGCAATAAACCACAATCGATACTAGAATATCTATTTTTTAAGTTTACGAACGCCGCTCTGTTTTTTCTAGCTCCATTAAAGCTACTGGTGCTTGCTTGTTGCCTTCTGGCCTGAGATACCTCTTTATATGAAGCATCAGATGTATAAAAAGCCTCACCTAGTAAATCAGGTAGAACTTCACCATCTTTACCTATAGGGACATAGGTCTGATTTGGTTTGTTAAATTTATCCCAATATTGTGAACGTTTGGTATATTTTCTTTTGGCCATAATAACATTTGATATTACACCCCAAAGTTAACTTTCAACTTTTAAAAGTTAAGAAATAAACATTGGTGTAAAAGTTGCTTGATTTTCGTTGCCATCAAATGTCTCCATGTCGTAAAAGACATTCATCATCCAATTAGCTAAAACTAAGGCAGAATAGGAGTCTTTCCTCGCTTTGTCTGCCCCTTTTTGTTTCCTTAAGTTTGGCGGTAAATCAAAACTCTGAGTTCCTTGAGAAGAAGTTGTAATTTGTACTAATGCACATTGGACCTTAATTAAGTCCATCATATCTTTTTGATGCTCAACTAAGTCTATCATTCTCGCTCCCTCAGATCCATTCTCGTTAGCGTCATTTCTTATAAATTTTAGACCCTTAACACCTATCCTGTATTTACGCTGTATATTATAATCATCATTCATCGCAGCCCCAGCAAAAAATATCTTCTTATGATCAAATGCGGATTGAAGTGATTCATTAGCAGTTCTAATCCATTGAGAGCTAGGCTTTCTTAAAAACACAAATCTTTTCTGGCTTTTGTTGTATTGATTCTTTAACTTTCTTAAATTCTTTTCATAGTCGGCTAATTTGTCAATGTCGGCCTCTATAGTCTTTAAAGATAGTGCTTTCGTTACAAGAGTTCATAAACTGCACTCCACCGTTATAGTCACCCACTACAGCTACTATATTGAAATGAGTCAATAAGTAAGCCATGTATCTTATATGAGTTTTTAAATTAGCCCCAGATAAAGCGTAGCTATGCACTACTGTTCCTTTTCTCTGATCCTTGTTTAATTTTATCACCATTATGGCAAAATCGTCAGAGCTTTCACTCTCAGACCACGATGGGTCAAAAGATAAAATGTACTGGTCATTTTTATGACCTTTTACCTCTACGCACTGCCCCTCACCATCAGGTATTGTGCAAGCCGCCATTTTACTAACTTTAAAGTAACCAGAGCTATCGTCTGTGAATATAGCATTAAACTCTCGGTCAAACTGAGAATCACTCATTGTAGCTTTAGATTGGCTTATAAGATTTTGATCGTAAAGCTGTTCTGGAGCGCAATCATAGCTAAAGTGCATAATTGTTCGATGCGCCCCATCTTGAGTGTTTTCATTAACAATTAGATTTTCATATTGCTGGTAAAGTTTATACAAATACTCAAACTTATAAGAAGCTGAAGACAAACCAATAATTTTGTTATTAGGCCACTTTTTTCTCTCCTCTTCTTTCATTTTGCCCTGCTCTATCATTTTTGTTTCTAAATCATAGACTTCTTGCCTTTCAGTGGGGTTATCAACAACCGACAAAAATGGCATGATAACTTCATTAAATATTTTTTCAGGCATAAGCAAAAGCTCATCAATAATCATTCTTTGAAAACGAAAACCCCTTAGCTTTTCTCCATCACCCAAAGGTAAAGCCCTAATGCTACTTTGACCTATCTCCATAATCCACTCATCATTCATTTTAGAAGTTCGAGTAATACACTGAGAGAAAAATGTTGCCTTTGGACTTTTAGCAATATCTTCAATCTTTTTAAATATCATTTTAGACTGCCTAAATGATTTAGACAGAATACCTATCTGAACACCTTGATTTAAAATAGCGTCTAAGAGCGCGAAAATGGCCGTAGAGAAGCTTTTGGACATTCCTCGGCTCCATATGCCCAAAAAGTAATCCGACTCCATCATGGCCTTTATAGCCATATGCTGGAAAGGGAAAAGTTTCACCCCAGTAAACAACTCTGTAGCAAAAGATGGATTTTCTCTTAAAAATTTATAAAGCAATAACTTTGCTTCATTTTCCTCCAAATACCCCTCTTTCTCCTCGAGTAACTGGTTTATATCTTTGAATTCTCTTTTTAGTTTTTGTTTGCCTACTTTCCAAGCCATTATGTTTTATTTTTTTATTCCAGAAATATTGAAGATCTACTCTCCAAAGTTTTTTGCCCAACACAAGAATTTTTGGTATTAAGTCTATACTATCTTGCCTCGAGCCGCTAAATATAAATTGACAACAATCCGAGTAATCCGCCTGTATCTCTCTCATCTGATGAAATACATAGTCTAATTTAAATTTTTTAAAATTTTTTTTATTTTCGTTTTCTAGGTCATCAAATGGCGCTTCTACCACCACAAACAAGAATGATTCCAGACTCTTGCACCTCTCTATCTCTTTTATAAATCTTCTATACCCGTTGGTAACTGTAGAGCAAAAATCCTGGTAAGATTTACGATCCACAAAAGTGTAATCAAAATCTTCGCCCATTACAGCGTAATCTCCCACATCAAGTTTTAGTTGTTGATTATTTTTAAATATTAGTGGGTTTTGTTCTCTCGTATCTACGAATATACGAGTATCTTCAAAATTATTATTGAATTCATTTGGTAGTTGCCTCGAGAGCATAGGCAACATACCAAATTGTTTACAAGTCTCGCTGTAACTACCGAAAACGGTTTTACATATGTCAATGTCGGGAAGTCCCGCAGTTTCTAAGTATATGGCAGGAGGCATGCTTTGTAAGCCCTTGCTTAGTATTCTTTTTTTAAAAGTATTTACAATGTATTCTTTTACCTCCTCAACAGGAGCGGTCTTGCACCACTCACGCATATTTGAGGGGTTGTTAAAATCAGTAGCAAAATATTGTTTATAGTTTTTGAAGGGTATTAGATCTCCTGTCAGTTTATCTTTCTTTTGAAAGTGTTTTACATAGTAATCACCAAGATACAATCCATGCTTCTTTATATGTGCATGTAAACTTCTTAGGAAAGTAAAATTCTCACCACACTCCTTGCATTCAAATGACATCTTCTTGTGAAATTCCTAAAACTCTTGCTTTCCACTCAGCCATACCCTCAAGTCTCTCAGCTTCCTCCTTAATAGCTAATTTTTGCATTTCAGCTATCCTAAGCATTGTTTTTCTTTCTTCTTCCTCTTGAAACAGTTGAACGATAGAAAGAAAAGATGCATTTTCCTTTTGATTCTTTTTCATGCGCTCCGCCCTATCACCTTGTAGTTTTTTGGTAAGGTTCTCGATACGGGTTTCGCACTGGTGATACTCTCCAGATTTAGCTTTGATAATTTCTGCAAGCCTGACACTCATTTCTGTCTGATCGTCAGCAATATCAAACATATCATTAAGCTTGTTTAAGTGAGCGCTTATTACCTCTAAGTTAATTACCTCTTTGCAAACATTAAGATACAAATTAATCTCATCAGCAGTTAAGTCTGGCTTGTCCCAAGTTAATCTGACAAACTCATGCTCAAAAAGAGTTCTATCCTC